TTGATTTCCTTTCAAGAAAAATGTGATTCGGCATGCAGCCGTGGGCGTCATAGAATTTGCGAACGGCTTGGTCTCGGTTGGATGCCCAGACGTAATCAGAGAAGATGCCGATCGGGCTAGTGGCAGAACAAAGATAGAGCCTCATTTTATTTAGAAAGCAAGTTATAAGCTTCTTGCGTTTCATAGCGAATATTTCCGCCATCCCACATTGGCCCGCAAAGGCCAGAAAAAACAGGAAGGTCGCGAAGCTCGGCACGGCAATAGCAATTCTTGTTAAATCCAGTGAATTTGTAGCCTAAAAGCTCAATCACTGGCACCATGCCTTTAAGCGGAGTTTGGCATTGAACTTTTACCTTTTGCCCGTCTGCGATTACGATTTTTGCTGTATTCATTTTCTATTTCTATTTGGATTTTTATTTCTAGTTTCGCTCACGGTTGCCCGCTTGCTTGAAGACATCAAACCGCGAAGACGCGATGATGTAAACAAAAAAAATCGACAAAAAATTGATCGGTTCAAAAGCCCTGTTTAAGCGGCTTTGATGATCTCGGCGATTTTCTCTTTTGTATATTTGCCCTTGAGTTCTTTCCTCAAGTAGTCTCGCAAACGTGCCGCCGTGAGATGCGGATGGCGTTTATGCGCGGCGATGATTTCATTGCGTTCGCTTGGCGCTACAGGTTTCACGCTCTCTGCCTCTGCGGGCCGTTGACGGTAGCCAACAACCATAAGCTTACGATTGAGCCGTGGTTCCCACACAGGGAATTGCGCCTTCTCAATCTCTCCGCTTTTCAAGCCTGGCGCTAGCAAGGAATCGACGCGATCAGGAGAGCAATCGAGTTGCTCGGCAACTGCGTCCCGCGTGTCCCAGCCGGCGGGAAAGGCATAATGTTTCGCGTTTAGTTTTGAGACGGTGTTTTTCCAGTTCATAGCAAAATTGGTGCGGTCATCGTGCGACCGCGCTTCTTGTCCAGCAAAAAGAAGGTTTGCGTTGGAGGCTCGAAACTTGCCTTGATGCTTAGAGCATAGGCGTTGTAGCCAATGAGCGACCCGTTGCATAACCATGTGCGGCTCTGTTGGTATTGGTGCCAATGGCCAAAAAGATCGAGGTCGGCGCGGTTTGGGGATTTGTTCCATTGCGCGATGGCTTTCTCAGTCGGAATGGTCAACCCCCCTACGCCACCTTGAAATTTCAATCCGTCGCCATGATGGAAACGAAGTCGGCGATCGTAAACCTCCATGAAGTTGAAATAGCTGTCGGCGATCTGCCATTCGACTTGTGAATCGCCTGCCGTGCGACCCTCAAGAATGCGGTAAAGTAACCACTCGTAGCTGTGCGCGGCACCGCTTCCATGGCGAGGTTTCTTCGTTGTTCTGCCATGGTTGCCGTAGGAAGTCGGGATCAAAATTCTTTTGAAGTGCGGCTTGAGCGTGGCGATGCCTTCGAGAAGTCGCTCCTGTAGCCAAAGAATTGTTTGCGTCGGGGTCTTAGAATTTGTCTCTGCTAGCTCCTCGTGGATCATGCCACTCATCAAGTCGCCGCCGAGCCAAAGGATCAGATCATCGATGCGGGCACCGTGACGCTCGATCTCGGCCAACCTTGCAATCGTTGCAAAGAATTTTTGGATGCGGGTCTTGGCAATCGGGAGCCGATATTCATTCAAGCCATTGACTGATGCGGCTTCAACGGTTTCTTCGACATGCCAATCGGAAGCTAACGCAATGGCGACGGCTTCGGCCCTGTCACTCATGTCGATGCCTATCGTTTTGGCATTGATCTTCGCGTTTCCAAGTGAAAGCGCGATGCCTAGTTGCCGTTCAAGGTCACTGACCGTAAGCGCATAGTTTTCAATTTGTGCCTTTAGCGAATCGGTTTCGGCCTTGTGGGCCTTGCCTTGTTGTTCGCGAGCGATTGCTGTCCATTGTTGTTTCATGCGTTTTCCTCCTCTTCTTCCTCATTGTCCTCGATGGGAAAAAGAATTTCCTCGGCTTTGCGAGCGATTGATTCGCACGCATAATGGTTGCCGAGATTAAAGTGCATCTCGTATGTCTCGCCTGCCTCTTCCCAAGAGGCGATGCAGATGCCAGAATCAAAAAAGTCGGCGAGTAATTCCCGCGCCTGCGTGATTGCTTGCTCGCGATCTTTTGGCGGCTTTTTCATTGAGTAAATTGAAAGTGCATGGCATCGCGCCCGATTAGCGGACCCAGGTTGATCCATCCGTGTTGGGCAAAAACTTCGATGACTTGTAGCGGCATGTGCGAGCGGGTCGGCCAACATGTGTGCAGCCCATTATTTGAAGCATGCAAATCGATCGCTGCCGCCCAAGCATGCTTGCTCGGCTGCGTGCCACCGCGCTGTGGGCGGTTCACATAACTGCCAAAAAACTTATCAATGCCAGCCTCGTTCCTTGCTTGAGCGGTTGGATAAATATCGAGCAAACTCTCAAGAATACTTTGCAGGCTTTCCGCGCATTTAGCGTGGATCACTATGCCGTCGATTGTGTCTGGCCCGTCATACAAAAACATTCGATACGGCGGCTTGATTCGAACGATCGGCACCTTGCCGGGTTCTCCGTAAAATGCCGTGCAGGCCGCAGTCGATGGCTTAGGTGCTGGCGATGGATGCGGCGACATGGCTTGCAAGTGCCGCTTGCACGCCGCAATGCTTTTCGGCCCCCACCAGCCATCAGGCCGCACGCCAATGCGGGCCTGCATCGACTCGATCTGAGCGCGGGTCATTTGCCCTTGCGAGCTACATTAATCAAGCCGACCAATGCAAGGCCGCCGGCGACGATGTGATTTTGAAGCTCTGGCTCAAGCTGAACGCCGAGCGCGGTAGCGACCAAGATCAATCCACGCCATGTGGAGTTTTCGGAGAGTTTTTCAAGTAGGACGTTGATGATTTTCATTTGTCTTTCAGGGTTCGCGAGAATTGCGTTGCAGCATACCACATGCTGCTACTTCTCTCGCTTTGTTTGTTTGGGCCTTCGTAGGAAATGCTAATGCGAATCGCGCCGAATTTGCCCATATGCTCGCCGCCCGGAGGGATCGGGATTGTAATGCACCCCGGCAAAGCAAGAGCAAAAACAGCAAGCGCGATTCTCATTCTTTTTTGTAGGTTTTGTGCCAAAGGCGAAGCGACATATATGCGAGCGTTAAAAGCGCCGTAACAAGGCCAATGCAAGAAATCCCGAATTTCACATAGAGGTCGAGTTCCTCAATCTTTCCTGCGGCGATACTTGCCGCAGCGACTAAAGTCCCGACAGTGCCGATCATTGGGGTATGGTCTGTCATGCTATTTTTTCGACGCGAACCCAAGAACCGGTGACGGCTGCGGCGCTCGTATCATACTCGCTGCTTGCAATTAAAAATGAAACGGTTCCAGCTGTTGTCCCGGTTTTCAAATATCCTTTTTGCAAAATTTGTGCAGATTGAGGTTCCATTTCAAATTCAGAAGTTAAATTAGTGGAACTGTAACTAAGACTTCCAGTTGCTTGATCAAGCCACGTTCCATAAAGGGATGCACCAACTGGATAAGTTATTGCGTTTTTAGTTGAGTATGTAAGCCCGGTGTTGTAATGAATCGACCATTCAACCAAATACTCTGAGTTCGCCTGCGCGGTCCAATTCAGCCCGGTAATCGCAATGAGCGATGTCGTCGCATTTGCGGCAGTCGCGGTGAGAGCTTGAAAAATGAATGAGGGATAAGCAACAGTCGGCGAGAACGCATCGGCATCGATGAGTTCCTCGGCCACCGTGCAGGAGGAGAGAACTACCGTCGTGCGCTTGCCGCCTTCAGTCAATTCGATCTCTAGCTCAAGATCCGAGCTTGTGTTGTTTTGCAGAAGATCGCGCAAGGCGAATGTCGAGAAATCAATATCGGCGGTCTTGCCTTTTTTTGCTGATAGGCCGCTCTGCACAGTCATCAGTGGCAAATCGGCATAGCCTTTTTGACCGCTAAATGCCATGTCGTAATATTGGCCTTGAATGCCGCTCACGATCATGCCGCCGCTACCGATTGAATCAAGTGCTTCAAGTGCCGCCTGCACGTCTGCTGCGCTCGCGTCGGCATCGATCGGGGCGGTTTGGCGAAGGATTGTCGAGATTGTTCCGCTTGTCGTGATCGCTGTTGCCGATCCAGTGATAAGCGTGCCGCCTGCTGTAGCAGCTACAGTGAATTGCGTAGCTTCGGGCGTGGTCTTGACGTAGTAGGTCGTTCCGCGAGTGTAGCCGGTGATTGTTGTATCGAACCCGGTAATCGTGACCGGCTGGTTTAGTGCGAGGCCGTGGTTCGTCGTCGTAATGAAAACGCCGTTTGTGACTGTCGATGTCGAGGTCAGTGTCGCCGCTGGGAATGTCAGGCGATAGGTTCCTTCATATGGCTCCTGAGTGAAGGAAAGACGCTGGACCTCGTTGAGCGTCGATGACCCTGTGACTGTCGTTGCAATCGTTGCGGTAACGGTTGTGGAAAGATCCGTCCACGTCGGTTGGTAGACGGCAGGCGTCAGGCGAAGTTGGATCTCCTGAATTTCTTTTGCGCTGCCTGATCCGGCAATGCGTTCGTCGATGACGGCAATCGTATCGGGGATGAGTTCGGAAACATTTGCAGTAATCGGCCCGCGAGAACCTGCGTTATTGAACCGAACCGTGAAATGCGTTTCGAGCGTTCCATCAACTGTCACGCCGCCTGCGCTAGAGATCGCTGTAAGGCCATTCAGTGCGCTTTGCACGCCGCCAGCGGTGATCGCATAGGAAAGTCCGCCCGTCGTATCGCCGCCGAAGGTCATCGTCCATGTGCCGCTTGTCGGCGTGCCTGTGCGCGAGCCGATGCCGACCTTCACGCTTGCCGCACTTTTATCGACGATGACGAACGGGTTGTTGATGACTCCAGTTGCCTCTAGGAAATAAAGGTTCCAAGTTCCTGTATCACCTTTCGTAAATGAAATCGGCCCTGCCGGGGCCAGATTGGTTTCGCTCGCCGCGAGGCGATTGTTTGTCAGGTCAATAAAAAGATCGCGTGCCATGGTCTATTTTGTGGGTTGTGTCAAATGTAATTGCGGGCGCTATCGCAGCAGCCGCTGATTCTCGCTCGGTTGCTTGGGTGGGTGCGTTCGGCTTTGGCGAAAAGCTCGGCGGCGTATTCGGGGGTGTTCTGGCCTTTGGAGATGCAAACTTGGCACGTTCCGTGGCTGGGCTTGCCGCCGTAGAGGCCGAGGGCGCAGACGTTGTATTCCTTCGTTGTGGAGGTGATGTGTTGGCAGGTCATGAAACGGAATAACCTCCCTCGTAGGAGCCGACGGGGGTGTTTTGGAAGCCGATTTTGTTGTTGCCATTAACTTGAAATTTGAAATTTCCTTGCAATGTGAATGGCGGTTCTCTGTCGTAAGTGAATCTTCCGTTATATTTTAGTGTAACACCATCACCCTGCCAGACGCATGTTTTTGGGAAAAGAGGGATTGATGGCGGAATTCTTGATACAGTTCTTGAATCTTGTTGTCCATTAAATATTCCAGTAACTGTATATGTATCCGCGAATAAATCTTGCACTATGAAATTTCCAATATTGCTAAAGCTAATTAAAGAACCTTCAACGCTAACTAAAAGTTGCCACCCGTCCTCAAAAAGCCCTTGCCATGCCCAGAGTAAATCAAAATCTTCATTGCCAGGCGTCCATATTGGGCCGCCTCTATTATAAATTATAATTCTAGTATTTCCCGCAGGAAATATTCCAATAGGAGTTGTTGAAAAATACATATCTCCTGACTTTTGATAAAGATATGTTTCATTAAATGTTAGATTAACAAAATCTGGCAAATCTGCCGCAGTATAAAGCCCCTCACGAATTCCAATTGATGGGTAGAAAAAACACTCCCCCAGATCACAACACCCACAACTCACCTTCCCATCTTTCAAAATCACCTTGTCGCCATTGCGCTTGACGGTCATGCGCACTCCTCCGTGGCGATCCATTGCATTTCGCCATCTATGGCCCCAAGCACATAAGTGCCGCCACCGGGGACGGCTGGGATTTTGAGTCTGCGCTGGCTGTGGCCCTGCATGCCGGTCACCTCTTCGTAAAGACTCTCCTCCATAATGAGCGTTGCGAAGACGAAGTTCTTCATTAGGTCTGTCGCCTTGATCGCGTAAGGGTAATCCTTGTTTGTCGACCCTGTTGCGCCTTGAGCGATTGCTTGAAAATCAACTGGAGGATTAGAAGGCATTATGCTATATTCCTAAAGTCTCCATTAAAATTTGTTTTGTATAAAATAGAGTATTCGCTAAATACTCCAAAACTTGTCGAGGTTGAGTTTTCCGCAAAAATATTTCTAAAAATGGGTGTTTCTGTAAATATTGCGCCATCAGGAATGGGTATTCCTACGGGAATTCCAGAAAATAAAAGTGCGCCATTATACAAAATTCCCGGATCTTTTGGATTTAATTTCACATAGTTCTTCCAAAAATCAAATGGGACATACACCTCAGATCTTCCCCCTTGACCTAAAATATTTTGTCCAACAACCATCGCGACCGATATAATTTTTGGATCAGCATTTAGCTCAAAAAACCCCCTATCAATTTCTTCGCTTTTAAGAACTATTTTTTGAACATAACTTGGGAAAATTGCATAAGTATATCCAATTCCTTCGTATTGAACTTGGCGATACACGCCAAACAAATTGCGGGCGAGTGATATTTCAATATTTCCGGTTGTATTCGTCCTCCCATACGCAGTCACGCTAAATTCAACAAATCCGTCTCCTCGATCGATTTCTTGAGGGTCAGGAAAAATATAAAGACCATCAATCGCAGGTGCTCCATTATCAAATGGCATGAGTTGATTACTGCGAAGTTGTGGGCGATATTTTCCGACTAAGGATTTTCTGCAAACAAACGACCTCTCCACGCGAACGAGGCCGCTGGGGAAGGTCTGCACCGTTCGATTCGGCAGTGCGATAAGATCCGTTGTTCCGTGATAAGTGTATGCCATAATTAATATGCCAGCGCCTGCATCGGCAGTTTGCCCTCAATTTTTTCGACAAAGCCTTTAATCACATCGACCAATTTATCGATATTGGCAAGATGCTCGGTCCCCTTGGAACTGGCAAATGCCATATCGACCTCTGCTTTTAATGCCTCCTTGTCGAACTTTGGCTTTACAGTCACTTCGGCTTCTAAGCTCTTCAAGTTTTTTGTAATCGTTTCGCGTGTTGCGTTGGCTTGCGTTTTAATTTCCTCTTGGTCGATCTTTGGTGTGGCATCAGCTCTTTTTTTCTCAAGGTTGGCAAGATAGCCTTTCACCTTTTCCAACTTATCATTCACGCCAGTTTCATCAACAGCGGGAGTGATGTCTGCCGGATCCGCCCCGCCAATGTCTTTGATTGCACCTTCCACGGCGCGGAGCTTTTCGTCGGTTGTTTTTAGCTTGCTTGAATCAAGGCCAAGTTTATCGATAATGTCATCGAGTGGCATCTGGCTCAAATCATCACCGATGAAGTCGGCCATGTCTTTAAGTTCTTTGCGTGCATCCTTTGTGCGTTCCTTGAGCCGTTCGGGCGATGCCTCCATTTTGGCATTGGCAATTTCGTCCATTATTCCTTTGACTGTGCGGGCCTCATCGCTTGCACCTTGAAGATTTTCGGTAACCTTGCCGGCGCTCTTGCTGGTATTGTCTGTCGCTAATCCGGCAGCTTGAATTTCTGGAATGATCCCCTTATAAAGCTCGTCTTGCAATCTTAATTGCTCATTCACGCTGCCGATTGTTTGATTGTAAGTTTCGGTTTGCCCCGGAAGCTGTGCCGTCAAAGATGAGATTTCAGAAAAATCATTTTTGACTGCTGTGATTTCTTCAGAGATGCCAGTGATCGATGGCGCGGCACCGTCAAGATTGGCCTTGAATTCTCCGATCATCGGAAGACTCGAACTAATCGCTTCGGGCACTCTCTCAAATTCAGTTGCTAAAGCTTCGCCTGCGCCCGGCAATGCGTCGAGTTTTTGTTTAGCTTCAACAGATGCATTGCCAACACTTTGAATGGCTGCGGTCGCAACCCCTGCACTGTCCTGCGTTCCTACAAAAGTTCCCTCTAATGCAGTCAATGATGCATCGAATGGCGTTATGAATTTGAGGCCATCAATAAGCATTTGGTTGAAAGTAGAAAGCGCCCCGCTTGTCGCATTATATGCCTGCCCTAAAAATCCTGTGTTTTGCTGTGCGTTGCGCTCAGATTCCGCAAGGATATCCAATGCCGTCTGAGCGTCTTTCAATAACCACTTGAAATCGTCTAATATAGGGTTAAGCGCGGAACCGATTTTTTGGCCCAGGCCAGCCGCGTCAACTTCTTCCATTGACGTTCCTAAATCCTGAACAGCCGGAATGACCTCGCTTAAAACTCCTGCCGCGAATGCCGCCATCTTACCCTTCACCGCGTCAATCGTCTCGCCTGTCGCATCGAATGTTGAGGCATTCTCATCCATTACCTGCTCAAGCGATCCAACCTTATTGCGAGCATCGTCAAGGTTGCCGGAGAAATCAGTCAATAATGGGAGCAGCCTACCGCCTAGCTTATCACCAAAAATTTCTGATGCGGCTGCGGCTCGATCTGTCGGATCTTTGATTTCTGAAATTTTTTGCGCAAACAATGCCATTTGCTGAGTCGGCGTCTTGCCATTCAATTCATCTAATGAAATGCCAAGATTGCGCATTGCCGTCGTCTGCTTATCCCCACCAGCGGCAGCATCAGCCATAAAGTTTTGCAACTTATTGATTGCCATGCCGACATTCGATGCCTCAAGCCCGCTATTCTTAAATGCCGTCTCAAGGACAAGCAATTTGCCGGAAGCCTCCCCAGTGCGAGCGGATAGTTCGTTCAATCTGCCGCCAAGATCAAGCGCATCGCTAAAGCCCTGAACAACCGACCTTGCAGCATCAAATGTTATATTTATTATTTTCTGAAAAGCTTCGGCAGCAAGATTCCCGACTGTAAAGGCCGCTGCGATTTTCTTGAATCCTGCATCGAAAAGCCCAGCCGAATCATCAGCCTTTTTGCCCGCATCGATTGTCTTATTTCCAAGGTCGTCAACTTTTGGGGATGCTGCATTAGCAGCATTGCCGGCATTTTGCGTGGCACTTGCTATTGATTGCAACTGCTCATTGACTTTTTCAGCCTGTGCGAGATTCCGCATTGCCTTATTAAGCTCATTGAATGAGAGTTCGCCGCTTTTGATCTCTGCATCAAGGCGCGACATTTCTGCCTGCACGGTTTTAAGCGTTGCTTCAAGACCTGTGTCCTTTGCTCCAAACTCTACTGATACGTCGGCCATATTAGTCAGCTAACGTCTTTTGACGCTTTTTTAAGATTGTTCGCATTTGTGTAATCATTTTCTGTATAACAACAGCCTTGGCATTTTGCACCTCAGTTGCTGGAATCACCTGATGAGCGTATGGCGTAGTATTGATCAACGTCACGCTGGGGTTCTGTAAATTGCTAGAATTGTCAATGACATCGCTGTGAATAGAATCGTGCCGAGTTACCCACGTCGGGATGCCTCTGGTTGCGCTCCCCTTTGTCACTTTGCGAAGCTCGCGAGCGCAAGCGGCCCACCCGGCTTTCGCCCATCCGACCTTTTTGATTTGCGAATCAACGTAGGAATCCAACGTAGAAGAATTCACGAACCATTTTTCAATGAATTTCCAACGGCCAATCGAGCGGTCGCGCCCGCCTGCTGATGACATTTTCCCATTAACAAATTTGCTTTTATGGAAAGAACGCATTTCGCTTTGACTCACGTCTGGCTTGAAGAACGATTTATCTGTCCCATAGGCATACCCATCTTTGGAAATAAACAAACGCACGTTCGGGCCGGTAGCATACCACTCAAATCCTTCATCATCACCAAAGTCTGCAGTGCCAAAAAGGCCAGCGCGAACACTACCCGCGCCCCCGCGACCTCGAAGATCGCGAGTGATCGCCTTTTCGCCAGTCTTTTTCACATCTTCGGATTCTCCGAATGGCTGTGTGCGCCGAGCCAGCTCTACGCAAAGCAACCTAGCATTCGCGACAACCGTGTCGGGAATCGTTTGTTTGCGAATCTCGGCATAGTCCTCAAGAATGTTTTCGAGCTTTTTTGTTGTGAACTTGAATTTAGGCATGAGCTTTCAAGGCAGCGTCTATTTGGGCCAAAACGTCAACCGAAGCCGATGTGCGATTATTTTTCCAACGTGGCTTTTTGCCGCCCATTAGGGAGTCGCAGAAGAGGATTTGCAGGCCTGCGGAAAATGGCACGTCTTCCATGCATTCTTTGAAGCCCCAGCCGGTCGCCTTGGCGAGCCGAAACACATATCCGGCGAGCCAACCAGGGCTTGCTAGTTTTTTATTGCGCCATCATTTCCGACCGACTCGCTCGTCGCTGACATATATCGCTCGAAAGCTCGATTCATGGCCTCGGCGATTTTTGTTGTCTCAGAATGGTGAAGGATGTTCTCGTCGATCCATGCATCAACGGCATTTGCAAATTCATCAGCATCGTTGACGACGCGGCGAATATCGCTCTTCGGTGCAGCATGTAGAAACGCGAAGGCTGCAGACCTCCAGATCATATCCTTAGAATCCGAAAAGATTTGATTGCGTTGCATCCACGATACCGAAAGCGCTGTAATCGGTCGCATTTCAATATTCCCAATTTTCGTCGGGCCATCGCACATTCCTTCTTCGCGAAGGAGTTCGTCGTCCTTGATCATGTCTTTAGGTTTTTTCATAATTTCTCAGCGATTGCTTTCTTGTCTTCATTTGTTGCATCCTCGCGGATTGCGATCCGCTTGCCGTCACGTTCAATCACAATCCTGCGCGGTGTGGAATGAACGATATCGATTAGGGTTTCGCGATTGAGAAGCGCGGCGCGAATGTAATTGAGTGGGTTTTCAGGGTCTTTCTCGTCAAGCTCATCGGCCTTCTTTGTCATGCCGAGCGCGACATCGCTCGCCTTTTCCCCTGTGGCCGATATATCATCGAACCAAAAAACCGTTGATTCCTTGCCGTCAGGACGAACCATTCGCGTGACTGGCTCCGGGCGCTTCATCGCAAAACCTAGTGTCGCGAGCGCTGCCGCGACTTTGATGTTCGAGGTGTAGAAATACGCCTCCTTGACCGATATATTTTCAATTTGCATAATCTCTAAAAATAGGCGGCAGACTTTTTACCGGCCTGCCAGCGGCCCCGCGTGCTTGGAAATTACAGGGAAGGATATTGGGTCGCCTCGACGGTGATCGTGCGGAAGGCATCGCTGCCACTTTCTGCGCTCACGCTATCAACAACGATCTTGCCGCCAGTCACACCGTGCGCGGTCGTGGCATTGGCAAGGGTGAGCAAGCCGCCAACGGCAGCAGTTGCAACGCCGCTCGTTCCGTTGATCGCGCCAGAAACCGAGATGGTGGCGGTGGCACCGTAATAGGAAACGGCAACGATGTCTCCGTCTTCGTCCATCAGCTCAGATTTTGAGCTTTGAACGCTGCGGGAGAATGAAGAAAGAATAACGCCGGTTTCGGCAGTCGCGCCAAAAGTAACATTCGCGGCGCTTGAAGAGGTGATGACAGTTGCGGCCATATCGTGGCCAAAATGTCAACTCTAATTTCCGATTGAGGCCGCGTGAACGGTTAGGGAAACTGATCGCTCGAAATGGCGCTCGTTTGTCTGCATCGACACTGAGCCGTCACGAAGGATGCCGAAAACCTTAAATGTCTGCGGGCGGATCGCATTTAGGCGCGGCATCAGGTTCTGGATATTATGCGTCACGCAAAGAATCTCAGCCCAATAGGCTTCTAGGTCTTGCGAAGTTGCGTCATCGGCCTGCACTAGTAAAGCGACGTCAATTTGGAATTGGTAGATTGCCGAATTAACGATTGATTCGCGTTGCCGGGTTGCCTTGACGAAAACAGCCGGCAGTGAAATCCCGTTGAAATTCTCGACTGCGGTAATAGTCACAGAGTTGCCAAGTTCTGTTTGCAGGGCTTGTATAAAGCCGTCAGTCAGCGCCTTTTCAAGTGTAAGTGTGATCGTCGCCGTAGGTTTTTGCGGCGCTGGCAATGTTAGCTGAGAAGGGAAAAACAGGCTCATTTGTTGATGTCCTCTAGAACGAAATCAACGCTGACAGCATCCTGCGACAATTCTGCCGAGATCACGCGAAATTTAGAACCGTCGATTGTGACCGTATCACCAAGCTCGACAAGTTGCGTTGTTTCATTGTAAGGCGCAGTCAATGACATTGCGAGCGTTCGCATGAATCCGCCATCGCCGAGATCATTTTCACGCCGAAATGCTGTTCTTGCCGCCGTGAATATGCGGCCCTTGTGCGAAATCGTGATCGGAAGATCAGAAATGATCGCATCAAGGTCATCGCGAAAATAATCGGCAATCAGCATAGCATTAGATCAATTTTGCGAGTTTGCACAACCGTTCGTATTCACTGCCCTTTGTCGGCTTTTCCTTTGATTGATTGTGCGTGGCATTCGACCAATGAATGACATCGGCCTTGATCGGGTGCGTGTAAGGCGACTCGGCAACTCCACCGCAGTCAAAATAATTTGGCAGCGTTTTGTAAGCGATACCATGGCGTTGCAGTCCGACATGGATCGCGACCATGGCCTCGTGCCAATCGCGTCCCGCCATGCCGTCAGAGAGCATATCGGCAAGGTGCGCCGCCGTGTCCTTGGAGAAGGCGTCACCTTTCGGGAGTGCCATGACGACAGGCGAGACGCTAGAGAGCCAGGGGGAAAATGTATAGGGTTCAAGTTCAAGCTTGACGGTGATCGCGCAATCCATCTGCACCCAAATCCCGCCATGTTTTGAGAGGGTCTCGAATGCAAAATAATCACTCCAATGTGCAAAGCTGCCGATGCCGCCATTTGGGATGTAGGCATGGGGATTGCCGGCAAAGCCGATCGGCTCAAGCGTTCCTTTTGGCAGCGTCTCAACTTGAACTCCATTCGGCACTCCTTCAACTTTGCCTTTTGTCCAAAGAGTCGGCGAATGCCCGGCATTAAGCAAAAGTTGCAATGTGAGTTTTTCCATGAGGCCGAGCTTCGGGCCGATCCAAACTGAATGTGTTGCACTCATTGTTTTGCGAGAATTGTCAATCCATTGTTATTCTCGTAATGCTCGGCGACCTTCCATTGAGGGTTGGCCGCCATCCATTCAAAAATAGCCTTGTTGATGCCCTCGCCGTTGTCTTCGCCGACCTTTCCGAAGGCGACTGTATCATGGAAAACAATATATTTGCGCGCCCTCAGACCGTGCTTTTCGAGTTCTCCTTTGACCTGCGCGTAAGTGTGTAGGGTATCGATGAAAAGCAAATCCGTCGGCTCGATTGGGTCAATATCAAGCGTCGAAGCCTGTCGAAACGTCCAATCGATTTCAAGTTGCGGACGGATGGCAAAGATATTGAAAAAGTCATGCAGGTCGTGACTTCGCAAAATTGCTCTTGGCTTGTTAGATAATCCATGCAGGAACGAGTAAGTGCTCATCCCTGTGCGAACACCAAATTCTGTGATGTGTTCGCATTCTCTAGCAAGTTGCGCGAGCCGTAGCATGTGCTCGTTAATATCTCCGCAAATTGATCGAGAACGATTAAAGATATGCGCTAGCGGCCACATTCTTGCAAATGTCTGGCCTCCGTATTCATAGGCCCGCTGGCTGTTCTGGTGGCGAACAATGTCGTCCTGTTCGCGTGTGTTATTGCTAGGATGATCGTGCTGCCACTTAAGATTCTTGACGCCCCAGATCGATGCCTCTAATTGCGTGCGAACCGTAAAATCATTGTCACAAAAAACGCCATAGAATTTCGGATTGAAAACATAATCGCGTTTATTGTAAAGGCCGCGAGAAAGGACTGGATGGCACATAAGGCCGTCTTGGCGCAGCGAGTCAGGCACGTAGCAGGCCCATGGTTGCGCGGGATCAGGGAGCTTGCGAAGCTGAGTATCCCATCCTTGTGGCGGCGTGAGATCGTCAGCAATGACAACAAGTATATCGCCATCAGCCATCTCAGCAGCAGCGTTCCAATTCCCTACGCTGCTTGATGCCCATTCAGGCGGCGTATAGCCTAGGGCCCATTGCGCGCCAGCCAGGTCAAATGCTTCTCGGCTTGCGTAATCGTCGGCCTGAATCCCAAAAATATGTTCGACGTCTTCAGGCTTGTCGGCTCGTTCTATCCAAATTTTGCGCGTGAGGAGTGCGCGTTCAGGCATGCTGCGGGTTGCGTGGAGTAATGAGATTTTCATTTTGTTATTTCTTCAAAGAGTTTTTTTGCGCGAGCTTGTTCTTGAGGATCTGCCACACGACGGTAGGTTGCATCAAGCGGACGATTTTCAAAGAGCGGATGATGGTGAACGATAGACAAATCACGGGAACCCACAATCGCCCCCGCCTTACTTGCACGAACGGTGAACTCGGCATCCGAGTATTGATTTTTGAATCGCGAATCAAGGAATCCATATTGTTCATAAAATTTGCGCGTGCAGATTGCCATAGGTAAAAGCTCGTCAGTTCGGTAGCCGTCGCTTGTTCGCAAAACTTGCGCCTTATCAATATCAAGACGCGACTCGATGGCATCATCCCAGCCCGGTGGCGGCTCGAAGTCATCGCTCATTTGAACAAGAATATCTCCTGTCGAATGATTGGCAGCGAGGTTCCATGCGCCGACTGAGTGGCCGTTGCCATCCTGCGTAACACCGCCAAAGCGATTGAGCATTGCCGCAGTTTCATCGTCGGCATCGACGGAGAATATATGTTCCACGCGCTCCGGGCGATTGGCACGCTGAAACCAAAGCGTCATATTGCTGATCGCCGCAATCGCACGATCCCGCGTAGCATGAAGCAAGGAAATCCGCGGGCCTTTGGCCGAATCAAGGATTTCCATTTCAATATCAAAAGCCTCCTTGGCTCGACCAAGTTCTCGCAGGCACCAAGCCCGAAGGCGGCGAGCTTTCCAACCATACCATTCCCGGCGATGCGTCCATTGCGGAAATGTGGGCGCAGGGATCTTCTCCATCGCATCAACAACATCGAGCGCTGCGACAGGGTTGCCCATATCGAGAAGAATCGATGCCTCGATTGCGTAGGCTTCGCGGCGATTAAGATCAAGTGCCTTTGCGCGTCTTGCAAGCTTTAGCGCAGATTCGCCATTCGAGAGGTTTGAAAGGTTCATCAACGTCTCATAGCGATGCACTGCATCGAGATCCCGCAGGGCAAGCGATTCAGCGCCGTAACGCATGGCTCCCTCGATGTCGCCGATTATCATGCGCTCGTAATGCAAGTAAAATTTGAAATGCGCCGACATCCGATCATTGAAATCCAAGATGCGAATGTTTCGCTCATTGCTTGGCCGTCGACCGAGTGCAGGCCGATGCTCAATCTCAAGGTCTCGGCGGATGAGAATTTTCCTCGGCAACGGTTGCCCGTCGGGCCCAATCGGTGGATGCGCATTTTCGTGGATTGGCCGCCACCACCATGCAGCCTTATGGCGAAAGAATCTTTCGGGTGGTGCTCGCTTGCCTTGCTCGGTAATGACATAATCGGTCAAGACCCAATCGATTTCCTTGCCGACTTCTTGAAGCATTTTCAAGTGAGGTTCTACCATGTGATCCTGCAAAACATCATCGCAATCGGCCCACATTACCCAACCATCCGCGCCGCAAAGATCGTAAGCAATTTCAAAGGATTTATTGCGCGCCGATGCGAAATTATCGACGTGATGCCATTCAGCGCAAAGCGGCGCATTATTGTAAATATCGACATGGCATCCGAGCTTCTTTGCAATATCAAGCGTGGCATCAGGCGGCTTCGCCCCAATGGCTCGAACGATGACAATATCATCGGCGATTTTTTTAAGCGATGTGACGCATCGCTCGATGCGTTCCTCTTCATTGCCGGCAATGAGCGCGGCGACCAATCGTGGTTTTGACATAATATTTTTCAAAGTTTTATCAGATCAATCGAATCGTTTCAAGACATAAAAAAGCCGGAGAGTTTCCTCTCCGGCTTTTCCGCAAAACACCTATGCCTTCCAACTAACTTAAACGCCAGTCGTGATGCGGATGATGCTCGATCCGTCGATGACCTTCTCGGCGGCGTGTTGACGCACGCGAAGAACATTCGAGCGGCGGGCTTCGTCACGATAGGTCTCGGTGACGAAGGGAACCGGGCTATCAGCACCCCAGAGGATAGTGCGACCGAATCCGCCAGCGGCAAATTCGCCGCCAGTGACATGAGCGAGTGCCATGTAGGAATTGCCCCACACGAATCCGCCAGAATAGGTCTTGCCTTTGGCAGCCGTGTTCTTGGGAGCGCGACCGACAAGGAGGCGATCAACGCCGACCGCTTGAGCAACTTCCTGCTCAGAGAGCAAGCGGGTGCTATCGGTGGCCACAACGCCAAACATCTGGTTCTGAACCTTGGTCGAGCGACGAACGCGCTCGAAAAGAACAGCCGACATGATGAGCGTGTTAGGGAGAACACCGTATTTGGCAAGCTCAAGCTTGCCAGCGGCAACGTCAGCGGGGAGATCGAAGCTCGTCAAGTTGGACTCGCTGTAAGCAGCACCAGCGCCAGTGCCAGAGATGGCAGTCAAGCCATTCGCGGCAAAGGCGGCAGTAGCCACGCGGGCTTCGTGTCCGATTTGAATCTGGTTGAGCAGCATGTCAGCAACAGCAACCTCGACATCGAGGAAGCGGGCGAGATCACGCTGAGTAGCGTCAGGAAGAATTTCCTCAAGACCATACTCGGTGGTGGCAAAAGTGTCGGAGACAAATTTGCGGCTCATGCGAGGATAGGCGGCTCCGGCAGCGATTTTCGTCGCGTCGTCATTAAGCGCCTCGGACTCGCCGAGATTGATTTTGAGATATTCACCGCTGCGAACGTCAGCCACATAGATAGGCATGACTTCGGTTCCGATGAAAAGATTTTGGCGATTGCTGCGGCCCTCGAAGACGGCCTGGGCGATGTCGCCGCGAATTGTGGTGGTAGAGAGTGCCATATGATTGGGTGATTAGAGTTTCACAACGTATTCGATGACCTCGCCGGTGGCGCCGCTTTGGAGCGCCACGCCGAGCGTGACTCCCGAAGTAACAAGCGTTCCGACAATCACGCCGCCAGTGGTGGCGAAGATGTTGTTGCCCGCAGTCACAGGACCGGGAGAAACAATGCCGAATTGGGTTGGGTGGAAAAGTTTCACGTCGCCGACATCAGCGGCGGCAGTGTCGTCCTGAACAACGCCGATTGCTTCAGAGGCAGTCACAACGGCGGCTGCCGCGTTATTGCCGGAAACATAGACGAGCGTGTTCGCGCTGATCGCCGAAGCGAACGAGAAGCTGCGAAAATTATTGTCGATTTGTGTTGCCATATAAGTGGGTGATTAGAAATTGAGTTGATTGGAATCGCGAAGAGCGATGTATTCGGAGGGGTGATTGGTCATCGCAAACTTGATGGCCGCAGTGCGAGAACCGAGTTCGCGAGTTTTATTCTCGATGATCGCCTTGAGATCGAATTTCTCAGCGGGCTTATCCTCGGCGACCGCGCTAGCCTTCAGCGGAGCGGCTCCAAAGTTCGAGATGATCTGATCGATTTTTGCCTCAAGTTTGGAAATGTCGCTAGGGGCAGATGCCTCGCAGCTACTCATTTCCTCTTCTTTGGCAGGCATCTCTTCCATTTTCTTCTTGTAGTCGCCAAAGGCAGACTCAAGGGCGGTGAGGCGAGAAATAATGTCGGCAATCGACACTTCATCTTCCTTCGGTTCGATTTCGATGGTTGCGTCTTCCATTTGTTTGGAAGAATTGTCAACTGTCTTGGCCTCGAAGGAAAACAGGCCCGTCGGATTTGCTGCCGGAGTCTGAACGAGATCGGCACTGTAAAGCTCGGAGCAACTAGCGAAACGACGGCCATCTCGCTCGCGGATCGGCCCGCTGAAGGCGATTGAGATGCCAAATGTGTCTGGGAGCTTATTAGCGATCTCAAGGATGTAGTCGCGTTTTTCTGCGTTTTCCAAAAGGTTGAGATCGCCGAGAAGCTGTTCGCCGATGATTCGGAAGTTATCGACAAAGCCGACGATGTCCTTGATGCCAGCGCCGTGGTCGAGATTCACCTTCACGCCGCCCTTGTAGGTTTCGGCGCAGGATTTGACTTCCTGCAAGGTTTGCATATCGACAAAAAGCCCATGTCCTTTTGCCTCTCCTACGCTGATGATTGAAACGCCTTCGATCGTGTCCATGCGAAGGCGCGAATGTCAAAATCAGTCACTATATCCGCGTTGGATCGAATCAAGGATAAATCTTTTGAGCGCAGCTTGCGCGAGTGCGCGAATCTTGCCTTCGTCTTCTTCCTGGCAACCGATGATTGTGAATGAAGTCGAAATGGTCGGCTTCACGCGCATGGCTGAAAAATGCTGCACATTGCCGGCGACTTCGGCGATGGCGCCAAGGTGAACCGATGGAGCACAGATTTTGCCTGCAATCTGGTCAATCGTGCCTGCGACATCGACGCAGGCCGAGATGACGATTTCAACAAGATTGCTCGAGCGCAGCGTGGCCGTAGTGCCGGTAATCTTGACAACGACCTTGCGATCTTCGATTCGGCCAAATGCGCCAGGCAAATCGCGCCCGACAATAGGCGGTGGTGGTGGTGCGCCAACCGTCAGCAAGCCCTGCGTGCCGATCTCTAAAGGAGTCGGCGTGGGCAACAAGCCCTGCGTGGCTATGAGCAGGCTTGTAAGAATTGTCATTAGTCGCGGGAAACTGTGGTGGAAGTTGTTCCATCGCCGCCGATCGTCTGCGATACGGCGCCGGCACTGCGGCTCGTTGGCGTGACGGTGAGCGTTGATCCGCTCTTTAGGCCGTGGATGAGATGAAGCTCGGTGATAGCGGTGAGTTCTGTGGCGAGTTCAGTGCGCACGCCTGTCGCGATTTCTGTGACGGCGCTGGCAGCGATGGCATCGTTTGTAATGACATCGGGCTGGAATTCGTGAACATCTGCGGCAGCATGGTGCGAGCCTGTGAGTTGAAGGGTGTTGTTGCTATTTAGCGAGCGAACGATTCGATCGCCATAGGTTCCATTGATCGTGTGGTCGCTCATAACTTCATCCCACACGGCATCAGCGATTCCTGCGGTCGTAGCGGTAGAGCGGCTTGAGATTGTGGCGTCGATGTTGGTTTTCAGTAGCGTGCCGATTGTGTTGCTTGATGTGATAGCCGAAAGCGCATAATCCCAAATCTGCGCGGCGGAAAGCGTGGCCGTGCCAGTTGTATTATCGACCGGCACACCGAAGGCGACAGACCCAGCAGGCGGGACGGCGCAAGTGCCAGTTAATGCCCCGCCGATCCCATAGGTGATTGCGCTGCGGACATTGCTGGCGGCTGGGAAATTGGTCGCGTTGTCAGGCGTGACCAAATTGCGCGTTGCGAGGAGGTTGTTCGTCGGGACCGTGATGTATGTCTGGTTGTTGAGTGATGCGGCCCACCGCCAAGAAAGGCAACCAATCGGATTCACGCCGAATGTCGTTGAGGCGATGAATGGCCCTGTGAGAAGCGTGACTTGGCCTCGGTTTGGGCCGCCGACTCCATAATTAAATTCGCTGGCGTTGATTGTGCCGACGACGGTCATTGTTCCGGTGGAGTTGTTGTTTGCGCCGAAGGCACCGCCCCCACTCCCGCCTGTGCAGTTTCCGGTGATGGTCAGCGTTCCGGTGGAGGCGTTGCTTGCTCCGTGGGCAGCAGCGCCGCTCCCCCCCGTGCAGTTTCCGGTGATGGTCAGCGTTCCGGTGGAGTTGTTGTTTGCTCCGTTGGTATTGCTTGAACTCCCGCCAGTCGCGTTTCCGGTGATGGTCATTGTTCCGGAGGAGGCGTTGTTTGCGCCGAAGGTAGAGGCTCCACTCCCGCCAGTGCAGTTTCCGGTGATGGTTAGCGTTCCGGTGGAGTTGTTGTTTGCTCCGTGGGCAGAGCCTCCACTGCCACCTATGCAGTTTCCGGTGATGGTGAGCGAGCCTGTGGATGTATTTGCAACGGCGACTGCGGTGCTTACCGTTCCCCCCGTGCAGTTTCCGACAATCGTTGCAGTCGCTGGCGATGCTGCGGTGAATTGCAGGCAATTGCGCGTGATAGTGGTGGATTTGCTTGTGACATTCGCAGTCAGCGTCACGCCGCTGTTGAGCGTGAAAATGCCTGTGCCTGCATTCGAGACTTCATCGCAAGTGGCATTTGCGGTGATTGTGATAGTGTGAGTATCCGAAGCCCGCGCTTCGTCACCGACCGTAGGCACAACGCCGCCGACCCATGTCGCTCCTGCGTTAAAATTTCCGCTCGCTGCTGAAACAATGAGGGCCATGGCTTACAGTCCTTTCGCGGCGAGGTAGGCTTGCAATGCGGACTGGATCGCGGCGACGGCTTGCTGGGTGGCTTCGTCGCTGCCGTCGAGCGTTCCGAGGACGATGCCTTTGGCGTGGGCTTCGGCGGTGATGACCTCTCCGTTCTCGATGCGGGTCGGGATAAGGCGGCAGGCGATGCTGGCGTCAGTGCTACCATCGCCGTTATATTTGCCCGTTATCGCTAAATTCAAGGAGTAGCGGTCGTAGGTTTTGCCGTCGATAGCAATAGGATTAGTAGCGATCATGCGAATAGGATGAGTGCTTGGTTTTCGTTTGGTTTCGGAAATTTGAGTTCAAAGGCACCGTCAAAGACGGGGCGATCACTGCCGAAGTTTAATGTGCAAAGAACAGCGTTGCCCTTTGATGCGTTATAAACCATCGCGCCGTGCGCTGTAAAGGTTGCGCGCTCGATGCGAATGTCATCAAAGGTTACATACGCATTCTTTCCCGCCATATCTGATTGATAGCCAGTAAGAGTGATCCCGCCTTTTGTGTATCCTGGGCCGACCACTTCGCCTTCGGCAGTGTAGGTTTTAGTCGATGGGCTGATATTGGCACGTTTGGTATAGAGTGCGAGCTTATAGGTGTCTGTCGGCTGGTGCATGCCGACTAAAAACTGCCGCTTGGCTTCAAGTGCGATTCCTTGGGCGATCATTTATTTTCTCCTCTCCATTGAGCATAGCAGACGGCGAGCCGCTGTTCGGTGTCTTTGTATTCGCTTTCCATAGTCGGGTGAATCATGCAGCGGTCAATGAAGTCATCTTCTTCTTCGCGCGCTTCAGGCTCAGGCATCACAAGTTCCGTTTGATGCTCGATACCTTGAAATTGACCGTGGGCATCGCGCATCACAACAGCAAGGTGCTTGCGTTCGGGATGCTCTGAAAGTTTCATGCCCTTCACCTTATCCGCTGCCCAAGTTTGCCCCGCATCGCCGCCCCACAAGGCCCATGCAATGCGGCCTGCGGATGGAAACCCATCTTCGCCGGGAGAAAAGCCCTTGCCCTTCTTGTCTACTTCGTGGCGGGAGAAGTAGCTGTGCATTCGCTTCACCGTCTCCTCGCTCAAATTCTTGCCATTGGAGATATCGCGAGCGCGGGCCACGCCGACATTCGTTCCGCCTCGGCCATATTCACGCCGCCATTCTAAACCTTTCTTCGCCTCGGCAATCATGCCTTGCGTGGGTTTGTGGCCGTCTTGAAATTCGGCGGCTTGCACGGGTGCGACAATTTCGGGTGCGACAGTTTCAGGCAGTTGCTGCACAGATTCTGTCGCTGCAGCAGGCATCACTTCATCGCGTTTTGGCATGGCGATAGAATCCGAGATATATTGCGGCGGGATCGAATACTCTTCAGAAAGCTCGACAAGCATCGATGCCTCTTTTGCTCTCGTGCGAAGTGCGTCTTCGTAATCTTCGCCTTGCTCATTGTAAATCTGCGCAGCAGTTTTAAGCCCTGCCTTCCACAGATCAATGTCGGCTCTCGCCTCGCGGCCATAGTCGATCGATGCTTTGCGCGGCCATCCCCAACGCCCATTGAGTAAATCAGGGTTGTCAGGAATCAGCCCGCGAGATGCAGCATCAAGCAGAACGATGTTTTTAATTCGATCAAGGAATTGGCATTCAAGCAACCGACGCCAGCGAGCAAAGGTGCGATCGGCCATTTCGGCTTCCATGCGAGCCATCGGGCCGGACTTGTCGGCGTCAAAAGAAAACCCATAAGGCAACCCAACCGACATGCAAATATGCGATTGCACTAATCGAACGAATTCGCCAAATGCGCCACCTGGGCGATCGCTTTTGAACATCTCCATTTTCTCGCCGGGCGAGAGATAATTGAGTGTTCCGGGGTCAATGCTTTCAAGTTTTTCACGTTGGCCAAAATCATTTTGCGTAGACGTTGCAAAATAATCACTCGCATCTGCGGCCCCTGTTTCTGAAACGATCACGCCTGTTTGGTAAGAAGCGAATTTGATTGCTTGGATTTCAGCTTTAAGTGCTTCCTGCAAGTCGCGTGCTGCATTGAGCGCCGTTGCAAAGGCCGAGCGGCCACGATATTCATCAAGGCGAGTCGGATCGAAAAGATGGATGAACTCGGCAGCAGGGATCGCCGTCGGGGAGATGTATTGGTTGTTGATTGTGCGAACGTAGATCTCGTAAAAGTCCGGGCGGCCATATTCATCGAGCATGATTCCGCCGATATAATTGTCAGAGTCAATCAAGCGATTGTAAGGCGAGCCGATGCGATCGGATTCGACGCTCTGCAATTTGAGTTCGCCCTTTTCACGAACGATAATAAAGCCGCAATCGCCGTCGCGAAGTATCGCCATGATGGCGAGTTGCAACAGCGTCACAAAATCATGGCGGCGCAAGAAATCGCATTTAGCGCACCATTCGCGCCAATAGCGTTCGACCTGCACGTCAAGATCTCGGTTGCCTGTGCGGGCCTGATAGTTCAAGCGTCCTGCAATGTAGGTCGCAAATTTGAGAAGCAACGAGCGAATCGGCGGGAAGTTGTCGGCGAGGTCGCGAGCAGCGCGGATGAGTTTATAGCGCTCAGTTGTGCCTGCCGTATCCTCGGCCCCTGAAATGTTGCGCGAAATGCCGCGTTTGGTTGAATCGAGCGCGGAATCAAAGCGCCCGAAATTACGGAGCTTTTGTTGCGCGACCATTCGGCCCATCGCAAGATTTGGCGATACGACTGCAAGTGCTTTAGTAATGAAATCTTGCTTCATGGAAGTTGGGTCGGGAATGCGGTCACTGTTCGGCGAACTCGCGTGCCATTGGCACTCTCGATTGCGGCAGTGAGTTCTTTAACGGTCTGAGAAACTTCGGCCAGATTGGCGCGAGTAAATGAACGGCCTGCAATCGAATAGCTAGCGCCTGCAACCGCAATGGCCTCAAGACAGGCGAGGTATTTAGCTCGCAGACTTTCAAGCGTTGCGAGCGGCAGTCCATAAAAGCTTTTGTTAAGGCCCATTGTTTTGGTAATTGCGTCAACTGAAGATCGGCACGCCCCATCTACGCTCGGCCTGTTTGGCCGCAGCATGGAGCGCATCGACTTTATCATTGAAATCTACAAAGTCAGACGATTCCCATGGCGGCTCGTCTTCGGGGTTGCGTCGGATTTCCCAAGTCGTCATGGCACTGACGCCATGGCCCCACATGCCGCGCTCTAAAAAATACCCGGCATTGATGATTTTTTCTCGCAGTTGTGAGTAGGTCATAAGTCTCCAGTTGGCAATACGCCGGCAAGCATCGCCGCTGCTAGCGCAATGCATTCGCAATCCCAAAGGTGATTTGCTTTGCCGCTTATGCGAACCCAACGTTGTTCAATTTGTTTGGTCTTCGCGTTAATAACGTCTTTTTTTATTTCAGCGAGCATATGTTTTCGATAGTCATCGCTGACATCCCTCGGCACTTCCCACGCAATCGGATGTTCGGGTTGGCGCATAGCGGCAAGTTTGTCTTTGACGCCTTCGTTTGAGAAAAAGAAGTAAGCGGCCTT